AAATCTGCATATCTATCTATAGTATCATCAGTTAATACTTCATTTATATAAGTATCTAAATCTATTTTAACAGCTTTATATTTAGCAGTTTGCTTAGCATAAGGTCTTAGTATTTTATTAAAGTAGTTTACTACAGCTGCTTTTTGTTTTAAGTCAGAATAATTACCATCAAATAAATCTCCTATTAAAGATTTTCTTTCTGCTTCATCTAAAGGTATACCTTGATTTTTAGCTACATCAACTATAGACTTAATAAAAGTATCTTGACCTTTTACAAACTTTTGATAATTTTCTGCTGAAAGTTTAGAAGATATTTCTTCTGATAGTTTAGCGTCTAAACCTTGATCTGTTATTGTACCAAACATTTGTAACATGTTTTCTAACGGTATCCAATTAAGATCTGGATTATTATCAGAGAATATTTCTATTACTTTACTTCCGCCAACATCTCCTTTTAGCACTTCCATTGTAGCGTTTTCACCTAGCTTTGCAGCTATAGCTTTTGCCAAAGCGTTATCTCTACCACGTTTAGAGAAGAACTCTGATATTTGTTCAGGTGAAGGATCTAATCTTTTATATAGTGTAGGTCCAGATGTAGGATTAATATAAACTAAATCAGCTTTTCTACCAGCAGACAACGCAGCGTCAATTTCGCTAGGGCTCATATTTGTTTTCTCGGGAACAGCAAATATTTTATTTTTAGATAATCTTTCAAAACCTACTAAAGTGTTTATATCTAAACTAAGTATAGCTTTTTTATTATTTTCTAGCCAAGACTTATAGTTAGGTTTTTTAATAGTGTTTTTAACTTCTTTAAACATTTCAGTATTAAAGTCGTTATTTAATTGTTGTCTAACACTTTTATAAGCTTTATTTACTTGAGCAATAGCTTTAGAGTTTGTAGGTTGTTTAGCTAGTTCTACAACTTCTGCGTTTAAGCCTTTTACTTTAGGTTTAAAAGTAGCTAATACTTTTTTAGTTTTATCTAATATAAAGTTATATAAGTCACTACCTTCTTTTATATCTGCTAACTGTCTTAAATTTAAATCAACTGTTTGATCTGCTTCTGCTCTAGTGTCTGCTACATCAAAAGCTCTACCACCATCTCTTTGTTCTCCTATTCTAGTCGAAGCTTTTGGACCTTCTGACTTAGCTACTCGTTTTGCACCAGTACCAACTTTAGCTTTTAAGTATGTACCAATATAACCAGCTAAGTCTGTATTAGTAGTAGGATTAAACGCTTCAATATGTTTTATTAAAGGTTGATAACCAGCTACAGCTTTGTCAACGTCACCTTTAGCTATAGCTAACATGTCTGGATAATAATCTACTAATATCTCACCTAAGTCACTTTTACCTTCTGGTGTTTGTAAATACTCTTTAAACTCTTGCTTTGTTTTAGGAGCCTCATCATAAAGCCTTTTAACATTTTCATCTCTTCTTTTTCTTCGACTAGCTTTTTCTTCAGGTGTTTCTGAAACAGACTCTTTAATAGGCGATTGCGATTCCTTAACTCTAGTAGCTAATTCTATGGCTGCTGTCTCACTAGTTCTTTTTTCAATATCTTGTATTACAGAAGATTGTCTAGCTTCTTGTATGTCTCTTTCAGTTATATCACCTCTTTTTATTTTAGTAGCTAATGTAGCTAAGAAACTAATAGCATCGTTTTTACCTTTTAAATTTAAAGCAAAATTGTTAGGAGTATTTTTTTGCATCATGTCAGATGCCATATAAGAAAAATAAGCAGCTAATTCTTTATCCTGTAGTCTATCAAAGTTTAATCTGCCTGCAGAAACTTCTTCTAAAAATTCTACAACTACTTCTTCTGCACCTCTTTTTCTATCAGCTAATTTATCACTAGTTAATAGATTAACACCAGCTTGCGTAGTTAATCTTTTAAATACGTTTGGATTATTAACTCGCGTCCACTCTAAAACAGACTTAGCCATATCAGTAAAATCAGCGTCTCTAGTTTGTAATATTTCTTGAAATACTTGATGTCCAGGCTCGTGTATAGTTATTTCAGTCTTTTCATTAGCTATGGCGTTTTCCATTATAGCGTAGTTAGTATTGCCAACTTGAAAACCGTTTAACTTTCCTTCGTTTATTTTCTTTACTATAGTTTTAGTATCTTGTATAGAAGTAGTTTCTTCTGATGCTGCTACACTAGTTTCTTCATTGACTAATCTATTGACTTCGTCTATTGCGTCCTGCTTAGTTTCTAATATAATAGTTTTAAAATTATTACTAGCTTTATTAGACTGATCTATTCTATCTTGTATTTCTTCTCTTACATATATATCGTATGCAGCTGCATTTATATCTTTATTGTCCGGTTGAAAGTCAGGAGCTTTATTCTTTTCTACTCTTAATTTAGTAATAGCTTCTTGTTTTATTCTTTGGTATCTAGCTTTTTGCTGTTCATTTCCAGAGCTTAATAAAACAAACTCATTACCAAAAGCATCTTCATCTCTCCAAAGATCTCTAGCATATTGTATATTATCAAACTCTTGTTTAAGAGCTTTTAATTCATTTTGTTTTTCTTGAAGATTTTTTACATTTTGATCATTAACTATAGCAGAAGCTTGCGCTCTTATTTCTTCTTGCCTTTTAGTAGCATTAGTATACATGTTAAAAGCTTTGGGTGAAAGCTTATTATTAACATTATAATCTACTTTGTTTATGTTATTTTCAATTTGTTTATCTAAACTTATTATTTGCTGCTTATAAGATCTTCCAATTGCAGTACGACCATCTACTTTATCTAGCTTACCTTTAAGTATATTTCTTTGATTTGTTAAGTCTCTAGTTTCTTTCCATTTTTTATGGTCAGAAAAAGCAGTTAAAGTATGACCATATACTATAGGTCCACCTCCTAAAAATACACTAAACATTCCAGAAGTAAATGCCGTATGACCTGTATTGGTTAATATAGGTCTTCCATCTAAAGCATTTTGACCCCATGTAGTACCTACTTCACCAGCCATATCTATAGCTGGTTCATATATTACATTTTTTCTAAGAGTTCCATTACGCCAAGAGTTTTTAAATCCATCTTTCCAATCTAATAATCCTCTAGTACTAGAAGTGCCTATTGATTTTACACTATTTCTCAATATTCTAGCAGTAGGTAAAGTACCTAAAGTACCATCAAGCACACCATATCCTGTACTTACAAACCATTTTTCTACACCAGATGGATTATAGTTAGGATCAGTAGCTTCTGCTACATCAAACTCTGCTAGTCTTTCACCAGCACTATACGTACCAATAGTAAGAGCGGGTAAAACTGCTGAGCCAGTACCACCAGTAGCTACCATAGAAGCTAGTATAGGTAATTGTGTACCTACCTCTTGATTTACAAATCTACCAAATCTACTAAAATCAAAGTCTCCATTTTTATCTCTAAAACTACCAAATGAAACATCTTTAGCTAATACTTTTCTACGTTCTTGATCTTGCCTAAATCTTTCTATTTGCCAATCAGTTAAGTCTTTTTGAAATAATTCGCCTTCAGTTTTTAAACCAGGTGTTACTTGCATAACTTCACTAGCTAGTCTACCTCCGTAATAGACAATGCCAGAACCAATGGACTCTACTCCTTTTAAGAAATTATAAGTAAACTTATTTAAGTTACTATAATCTCTACCATATAAATCCATTTTAATATTTAAATCTGCTACTTGCTCTGTTAAAGAGTTTATTTCTTTATCTCTTTTTTGTAAAACAACTAATTGGTTGTTTACATTTGACTGAGCTTCTACATATTTATTATATAGTGTTTCTCCTATTATTTTTCCATTATCAAGCTTAATAGTATTTTCTCCTTCTTCAGGAATAAACTCTTGTGTTGGATCTGCTAAAGTTTCATTAACATAGTTAACTAGCATTAAGTCTGGATTTTTACTTTCATCTAAAAAGTTTTGCATTTCCATATCTTGCACTGCTAATAACTCTCCTGCTTTTTTTACTTTTTTATCTTTGCTTTTTGCACCATACACGTTTAGTTTAGCTACTTCAGATTCTGATAATCCTTCTAAATAATCTTGCAAGTTATTGTCTTGCATTTTATATGTCATATCAGCTGCTATAATTTGCTTAGCTTTATCTTGTATTTGTTCTTGCGTAGGTGCAGGAAGTTGATCACTAGGAGATCTTTGAGAATTTAAATAAGCTACTTCTTTATTTAAAATATCTTCTGCTTGACTTAATTCGTTTTCATATGGTTGAATAGTTTTTTCTACTCTTTTACTGCCACTTACAAGTGTACCAGTTCCACTATCTACAAAGCCATCTGAAACAGTTTCCATTTCAGTGTAAGGCTTAAATAGTTCTTCATTAGCTTTTTCAGTTACATTTTGTATTTCAGATAATTGATAAGTAGAAAGATCTATAGCTTCTTCGGCTTCTTTTACTAATTTATTAGTCTCTTCATCTGGCTTGTATTCTTTTGTACCACCATGCTTATTAACAAATCCTCTAACATCTGTTTTAAAACTTTTACTTCTAGGATCTAATTGTATCTCATCGCCAGTCTTATCATCTACAAAACTTAATTTAGGCTCTGGTATTGGAACTGGACCATCAGGACCATAATCATATCTATAGGTAGTGTAATTTTTAGCGGTAAAACCTGGATAAGCTTCGTTAAGCATTACAGCCATTTTATTTTTGCTTGAATTAGAAAACTGAGCTTCATCTACATTATCCATCCAAGTATGAGCGTCATCTAATTCTATAGCTTTTTCAGTTGTCTCTTTCATTTTAGCTTCGCGAACTATCTGAGACAGACTTTTATTTACCTTAGGTTTTTCATTTGCTATACGATTATCTAAATCAGCTTCTCTTTGATTATCTCTTTTTGTTTGTATTTCAGTTTGTTCATCTTGAGCTTTATCAATAGCGTCTTTAGTTTCTTCTCCAGAAAATATAGGTGCTTCTTGCTTTTTAGCAGGAGGATCTGTAGTGATACCCTTGTCATCCATATACGTTTGAGCATCAGGGTAGCCAAAATGTTTAGCAGCTTGTTCTACTTGTTCGTAGTTAGCTTCTACTACTTCACCTTTAGAATTAGTGTAGTAATAAGTATCATTCATCTATAAGTGGATTGTTATTTTGTGGTATACCTTCAAGATAGTTTACCGAAGCCCTATCTATATTAATAGCATTATTTAATAGTCTTTGTATAGCTTTTTCTCTTTTTAAGATATTTCCTTTTATTTCCTTTCCATCAGCATCTTCTATTGGAATACTAATAATATTTTCAAGTTCAATACCTTTAATTCCATTGTCTGGTAAAAGACTATATTGAAGCACTTTAATTCCTTCTATAGTAGTCGCGGTAGGTTTTAAAGCATATATATTTCCTTTATTCATGCTGTTTTCATAATCAGGTTTTTGTCCAGTTTGTTCTAGCATGTCTATCGCTGTGTTATAATCAACAAATTGTACGTTACCTAAACTTTCTAAATGAGAATTATTATTAAGGTTTTTAATCATAGCTTGCTGTAGTGTTAAAGCAGTGTCTAATGTAGCATCTTCTTTAGCATCTCTTTTATTAGCTTCGTAAGCGTCTTTATGGATCATAAAATTATTTATTTGCGAAGCTGTATAACCTTTACCTTTAGATTCTTTTTCATATTGATCAGTGGTTTGAGTAGAAATAACTTGATTGCTTTGTGGTCCCATAGCCTCCGCAAAGTAATTAGCTAATCCTTCTCTAGCAGCGTCTTTCATGTTTTCAACAAATAAATCTCTATCTTCTTGAGTAATTTTATCATCACCTGTTAAATCACCATATTGCTTCATAAACATTTCATCAGATATATTTTTAATCTGTTTAACTGTATTCCAAGCAATATCTCCTTCTTGAAGATATTCTCCTTTACTGTTTCTTATGTAACCTCCTTTATATAGTTGATCCCAAGTTTTATCAAAACCTTGTCCGTTTATTTGAGTGTCAAGCCTGTTAGCATATTTAGTAAGTAAATCAGTTTTTATTTCCACTGGGTTGTATACTTTTTCTTTAGTATAAAACCATTTTCCATTTTTTAAATATTTCTTTTCTCTAGTTTCCGGTTGAAATAAATTACTTAATCCTATAGCTGGGTTTTTATCGTTCCATATTTTACCTAATTTATTTTGCAATAAATCTTCTTGTTGTATTTGAGTAAACCAAGCTTGACCTGCTTCATGTGCCTGAACGTCTGCTGTTAAATTTCTTTCACTATAGGTTTTGTCTTCACTACCTGTTAGATAATTATCATAATCTTCACCTTTATAAAAACCTTTTAAATTTATATTACCATTAGCATCATCTTCTAGTAAAAAATTAGTAAACTTTGAATTAGCTAAATCACTTTGAAAACCTAGTTTATTTATATCATTACCTCTAGTAAAAGCGCCTAACGATGTATCTTGATCGGCTGCTGCTTGATTCTCAGTTACAGCCACAGTAGCAGCATTACCTAAAGTCATCCAAGCACCTATAGCTTTTAAATTTCTTTTATCTTTCATTACTTGAGCATTATACGCTGCTCTAGCTTGTGGACTACCTTCAGCGCCATAAGCGGCTCTATACATCTCTTCTTGCTTCATCGATGCCTTTCTCACATATTCTTCTGCAGCTGCATTAAAAGCTTGACTACTAGATTTAGGTTGCTCATTAAAGTAATTTAAAAAATCTACATTACGAGCATTAGCGTCTTTTACTATTTGAGCTTCTCTTTTATTTTTTTCTTTTTGCATAGCGGCAAGCTTAGTCCCGAAGTCTTGTATAGCTTGAGCTCTTCTGTTATTCCTAGCGGCTGCTAGCCCTGCAATGTTTGGTATTTGATATGCCATGTTTTAATTTTTATAATAAACCTGCAGTATATGCATTACTCACGGATCCACCTACATTTTCTACAGTTCCTACTAAAGCGTCTTGAGCGGCTAAGCCATATTGTAATTCTAAGTTTTGTTGAAACTGTTGATCTTCTCTTATAATACCCATATCAACCATGTCTCTTCTTTCTTGTCTATCAAAAGCTGCAGCTTCTTCAGCTTCGGCTTGTAATTGTAAATTAAGTCTTTGCTGTTGAGCTTGTTGAGCTCCTTGCGCAGCTAGTTTTTGGTTAGCAACTTCTTGTTGTTGTATACTATTAGATATACCTTTCTTACTAGCTAACGCAGCTCTAGCTAATGCTGTCGCGCCACCAGCGCTCGCGCCTGTTGCTGCCATAGTGTCTAGTGACTGAGCTAAAGCTAAATCTGCCTGTTCAGCTTCAAATTCAGCAGCTCCAGTAGCTACACTTAAATTAGCAAATGGATTATTTACTTGAGCAGCTAAAGCTCTAATATCATCTGAATTATCAATGATCTCTTGTCTATTCTGTTGAAACGCTTTTAACTCTGCTTCTTTTTGAGCGGCTGCTTCTGCAGCTTTATTTTCTTTATTTTTACTAATGCCAAAATCTATAAGTCCAGCAACAATTGGTGCACCTATAATGGCTACGGCTACCATACTCATATTACTAATTTTAGTTTGTTAATTAATGTCATGTTATTTTGAGTTTTGGATGGTTGTAATCTTTTGAAGTTACATCGTTACATATTTCTTCAATATCTGTTTTTTCTGTAGGATGCACTGTATACCATTCCATATCTTCGTGTATCACTAAAAGTCTTTGAGTTCCAGGCTTTGTCATACCAAAGTAAGGAGCTTCTATATTTATTAAACCATCTTCAGATAATACAGTAGCTTTACCTTTTAAAACAAAGAAAGGATGTAAAACAGTATGTATAACACTCATGATTATAGAACCTTTATTCATTGTTATTTTTCGTATATACGTGCCTTCTCCAAAAAAGTGTTCTAAATCATTGCCGTTGTAAGTATCTATACTTGCGTTTTCAGCATAAGTTTCTCTAACGGCGGCGTTTTCCAGTTGAGCCATTTTAAAAGTAAGATCTGTCATTTTATCTCTAAAATCTTTCTTATTAAGATTACTCATCTGAACCATAAGTTCGTTTAAATCTTTCATATAATATAATTAAAATCCAGTAGAATTAACATATTCTGATCTTGTAGACCAAAGTTGTTTAGTTCCACCTAATTGTGTAGTGTCATCTGTTTTAAACTTAACAGTAGCTACAAAACCTCTTATACCTGTTATTTGATTACCAAATGATACTTCATTAGGCATTGCTACAGAGTTAGATATTATATTAGCTACATAAATATTTTCTTTTCTATTAAAGCCAGCATTTAAAGTTTGACCAGTAGTAGGATCTATATATTTTCCTTCTTCGTAACTCTTAACAGAAAGCGTTTGATCTTGATTTTCTACATATGTGCCAGCTGGTAATTTATTTGCGCCAGTAAAGTCTGATTTAAAAAACTCTACTTCCCAACCGCTACTACCTTCATATCCCACAGTTTTGAAGTTTTTTACTAAACTTGGCTGAACATTAAATACACATGTTATTGTAGAAGGATTAGATACTCCATAAAAAGTATTTCTAGTGTTAGCAACTTCTGAGTAATGTTTAAATAGCCCTACTTCTTGAGTACTAAAATATTTGTTTTTTACAGAGAACATTGTCTCTGGTTTGTAAGTATAAAAGCTAACCCATCCATTGACTTTGTCATCAAACGCTAAAGTTTGGAACTCTTCTGTTTTAGATTTTAATACTGGACTTTCTTGTAAAGACACAATATAATTTCTATTATGAACATCCCAAGCTCCTTTTACTTTGCCAGTTTCTGAATATTGAAATATTACACCTTTCGTGGCGAGATCAGTAGTAAATGGAGTTGAATAAAATATTTTTACAGAACTTGGTGCAGAAGAAATATCTACTTTTGTTATGTAACCATCTTCATTTCTTATTGTCATACCTGTAGAAGGAAGTGGCGTTATTCCTGTAAAATCACAAGTTAAAGTAATATCTCCAACGGCACCTCCAGAATCAACATCAATATTACCAACAGCTGGTATACTATAAGTTGTTCTAGTATTTTTTACTTTAGCAAGTTCATCTCTAAAATAATCTTCCATGCCATATGCACTAATCTCCGTTAAGCCATCATTAGATAGTCTTAGTATAGCATTTCTATTTTTATCAGAGAAATATTTTCTAAATCCATAATTAGCTAAAGACTCTGGATTTTTACTAATGCCATAAACACCTTTGTAAGGCACAAATTGTCCTATAACTGCAGCGCCTGATTGAGTTTGAGTACCACTTTCTGTAGTATATATAGTATCTTTGTCTATTAAAGCTCTACTAATTTTGTTCTCTTGAAAGACAATCATGTTTGTATCTTCCGCTAAAGTACGCTGTATTGATCCATTCTCAGGATCTAAGGACTTAGTAATGTCTGTTCCAGTAGAAAACACATTTGTGTTGTTAACGCCTGTTCTAGAGTTATATATACCAGAATAAATTAATGTGTTAAATCTGTTTTGCTGTAAAGGATTTGGATCATTTAAAAATGCTCTAACACCCGGGTCTATACTAACAGTGTTAAATCCACCTCTTATTCTTGATTCTTCTATATAAAAATTAGCATAAAAACTTTCTTGTCTATCGTTGCTAGTAGTCAAGTCAATACCTCCAGGCCAAGCTATACCAGGCCCAACCGCCATTTGTCTATTATTGTTAGCGTTAGGTCTACCATTGAGTGACTGACCATAAGTCTGCTTAATTAAATAAGTGTTATTAAAATCTACTTCTATTATTGCTGACATATTTATAATTTATGAGGCTACAGCATCGTCATTAGGTGGTGGAGCTGGTTGAGTGCTAGAAGAATCATCTCCTGTTTCTATTAAGATATTTAAGTCTCTTATAAGACCAGCGCAAGCTGTTTCATAATATATTTCTATATTAGACTTAGGCGGCTCTACTTCCATAACATTTAATCTAAGATCAGAGTTTATAAAACTAGTATTTACATAGGTAGGAACTACAACTGGAACACCTATTACTTCGCCATTTGTATTAAACTTAAATCCTATAGGATCTTGCTGCGCATTAACAAAACCAACACCAGTAAGTGGTGTGCTAGCAGCTAAGTCTAAAGCTTTTAAGTCTGTTAATTTACCAGAAAATATACCGGTAACAAAAGGATTACTTTTTGAAATAGTATTATTACCTACAAAAAACTGTTTAGTAAAAGTACCTGTATCACCAATATTAACCGTAGAAGAAACTCTTGGAAAAAGTTTAGTAGTATTTGTAGCAAAAAGCTGTTGATTTGGTTCTACTTCTCCTAAATCAGCTGGTATTTTATTTATATTATCTCCAAATAAACTAGCGTAAGATATAGATGTTCTAAATATACCTTGCTCGTTTAAAGTTCCTGTACTATCTTTTTGGTCTTTAAAACCTCCTGATATAACATTACCTAAATAAGTATTGTAATATTCTTGCTGTAGTTGCTTTATAACTACTTTATATGTGTAAAATCCTAAAGGATTTGCTTTACCAACTATATTATAAACGCTATTCAACGTTACATTAGCAGCGCTGTCTAACGTTATAGCAGCACTTGGTACAGCTGGATATTGAGGATACGTAATATTAACGCTTTTTATAGCATAATCATCTGCGCCTATTGTAATAATATCTCCCACTTCAGGATCTTGATCAAAATCTTTTATGCTAAGTGTAGTAGTAGAACCACTAGAAGTAGTACAAGTACCTGTATAATCACCTGGTTTATATAGCCCTGGATAACCACTTGCATAGCTTACACTATTAGGTATCACAGATTTAAATAAAACTTTAAGTGAATCACCAAACCAACTAGCAACTGGAGTTGTTGTAGCTCTTGCAGAAGAAAAATATGGATAAAATATTGTATCACTTCCGAATGTCCCACCAGAAAACGAAACATTGTTAGCGTCTGAGCTAGATAATATTACATCAGTTTGTCTTCCATATCTATCTGCTAATATTATACCAACTTGATATGTTCTATTTTGTTTTACACTAGCAGTAGGATGTTTAACTAATAAATTAGATCTTAGCTTTGGAATACCTCCAGTGTCTTCTTTAGGTAAATACTTTTTACTAATTTCTAATCTATAGTCTAAATTTTCAGGTGGCGTGTGTTTATTTAAAAAATTGCCATAAACAACTCTATTACCTGTTACAGACTGTGTTTTTGCTCTAATAGGTACTCTATCAAAAACTCTAACTAACTGCGCTTCTGTAATAGGCCTAAAAGGTTCTGTTGAGTCATATTCATATGATAAAGTAGTTGTTGAATTAGAGCTAATTCTAGTATCTGTATACGGTATAGTTTCTAATATTCTTACAGCTAGATTATCTGACTCTTTATAAAGTATATCTATTTCTTCTATTTTAAGTTTAGAATTTAATTGATTTACAGCAAATGGAAATTGTATATTTAAGTCAACTACGTTTACGCTATTTTCAAAAAATTCTACCACTGTACTTTTAGCAATATTCTCCCAACCTCTTTCTACATTTCCTTGATCTGAATTAGCATTACTTGTGTCCCAAAGTTGATTTTCATCTACTATATGTCCATTTTGTTTAGGCACAAAAGCTGGGCTAGTAAATGGAGCTATCAAAGAATATTCACCATCTTCAAATTTAAATCTATAACTAAACCTAACAAACTTATCTCTTAAATATTCTTTATCTCCAGCAAAATTAGACAAGTATTGTGAGTTAGCATCTGCAAAATAAACTAAAGCATTATAGTTTGTTGCTGGTGGTTTTACTTGAAAAGCTTCTTGTAGCTCTGTTAAAGAAGCGGAACACCTAACAGTAGCTGTATTATCTCCTAAAGTATAATTAGGAAGTTCTGTTATTATTATTTCTGATACAGTTCTACTGTTGAAAACACGCATACTAGGGTATAAGTTTCCAGACAAGTTACTTACAGTAAATTCTCTAATGCTACCACTAACCGTACTAGGTGATCCAGCTGTGCCAAATACTGTTTGTTCAGTAAATTTATCTGAAACGTTTTTAGAACCTGTTTCATATATAGTTAATGTAGTAGCGCTTGAATTAGTTTGAGCTAAGTTTTGATTTAGTGTAAAGCTGCTATTTGAATTAGATGTACTTTGTATAATGCATGGAGTAGTTGAATTATTTGTATTAGGCATTTCTACAAATTGACCTTGTCTTATTTTAGCATAGTCTGTGCTACTTACTACAAAAGGTCCCGCGCCTGTGAGTGTTCCTGATGTTACGGTTACAGTAAAACTATTTACTAAACTTATTGCATTGTAAGGATTATATTTTGCTACTGATATATTGTCTTCTGTAGTGTAATGAGTTGCATCAGCTAATGCTTTTTCAATATTTATTTTTCTAGGTTGATTTCTATCGTCAGTCCAAAATAATAAATCCTCAATTAAATCTATATTTATTATAGGGTGAGTAATAGAAAAATTTAAAAATCTGCCAGATACCAAAGTGTGAGTAGTGTTATTTACAAGATCTCTCATTACTATCATGTGAGTAGATCCTTTACCTGCGTAACCACTTAAGTTATCACTAGAGTTATCTAAATGATCAGTTATATAGAAAAAAGCTCTTTCTGATGTTTGATCTACATATTGGCCTATTACTTGTTTATTATCAGACGCAGAACTACTTGTTAAATTAACAATTAATTCATTGCCTAAAACATTTTCAACAGAACCTACATCATCACCTTCAGATCTACTCACGTTTATATTCTGAGCATCTCTATACTCGCCTTTACCTACTAATCTTTCGTCTAAGTCTTTATTCATCTTAGACTTGATGAATATATTTTTTGCTAACGCCATTTAATTAGTGTTTAATCCATTTAGACTTTCCTCTCATTACTTGAGTAAACTCTTCTAATTTAATATTACTTAATCTTATTTTAGCATTTCTTAATTTAGCAACTTTTTCTTTTTTGTATCTTTGAACTATATACTCAGGTACTTTAGGCTTAATGGAAGTTACAGCGTAAAGCATGTATGCATATAAAGCATCTTCGGCTAATTTAGGTATTTTAGTATCTTCATCACTATATAACCCATCAGAAATATATTCTAATATAATTAATCTATTTGCTAAATTGCTGCTAAATGCAAAAACATTTCTTCTTGGATCATAAGTAAACCAACCGTTTTTTTGACTAACTTCAGGTTCAGCACCGTACCTTTGGCCATATACGTTTTTATACCAAGCATTAGAATAAACATCAGCTTCTGTAAAGTTTTCACTGCCTGCTGATCCTGCTAAATTATTTTGATTGTTACTTCTCCATCTTTCGTTAATAACAGCTTGTGCTGACTCTATATTATTTTCAAACTCGTCTTGAGTAGGAATACCTTGATCATCTTGCACTAATGGAGCTGTAGGATTACTAGTTAATCTAGTGTTATATATAATATGTTTAACGCCAGCTTGATCTACCCAAGAAAGCTGTACATAATTTACATAGTCTTGCGGAGCTACAAGAGATAAATTATTAGGTATAGTTAACTCTTGAGCTTTAATACTTCTCAATGTGTCATAGCTAAACTCTTGTATGCCTCTCTTAGCATGATAAATTAAATCAGATCTTTTTACTCTAGGTAATACTTTATCAGTGCCAACGTAGTTTATCATAAAATTATTAACTACTTCACTTAAAGGCGTATATTGATAACCTCCATAATTACTCCATTTACTTGGATCAATAAGACCAACTTTTACTAATACAGTATTAGGTATTGCAACAGCTGTAGTTAAAACTAAAACTTGTGAAGCTACTCCATTTGTTATAGTAGTACTTAATGAAGTTGTTAAATTATAAGGCGTTTGACCGGTTTGCTCAACACCGTTTATATACACTTTGTAATTATTAACTGAAGTTTGCGTAGCACCAGTGTTAAAAACTAAAGGTGGAAGCGTCTGCGGCCAAGTAACGTTATTAGTGGTTGTACCGCTGCCTAATTGCTCAACTGAACCTTCGTAGTATTGTGCGTTAGTTTGTTGCCTTTGATTTCCTAATGTATGCATATTTTATCTTTTTTCGTTTGCTTCATCTTCAGCCAACTCTTTAGCTGCTACGTTAAATATTTGTGGATCTTTTATTATAACACCTGTGTATTTTAATATTTCCATTGTAACAGTATTTCTTTGTGAGTCATCTATTTCGTAATCAATACTACCTTGAGTTGTGTTAGTTTTAGTCATTAAGTCATCTGCTGTTATAGCTCTAGTAGTTATAGCATTATTTAATGATCCAAAAGAACCAGCAGCTAAAGTTAATGTATTTCCAACTGCATATCCAGTACTATTGTCTAAATTAGAAATAGTTATAGTAGTATTAGCATTTGACAATCCTACAGTTCCAGAACCTGCTACTGTTATATTTAGTAAACAGCCAGAACCTGAACCATTAGTTGTTGTAGCTATTCCGGTATATGTACCAGCAGTAGCTGATGTGCCAACTGTAAAAGAAGGCACAGTAAATGTTTTGTCTATAATAAGTTTATCAGTAGCAAAAGTTCTAGAGTCGTATATATATTGACCTAAACTACCTATATAGTATCCCCATCTTGGATCTACAGGTTTACGCATATAACTAAATTTCACATCATCAACAGATGTCGCGGCTGGAGGATTAGTTATCTGTGGATATACAGTTAACTTATTGTCTTTGAATGTTGCTACTGGAAATGTCTCACTTGGTTCAGTTAATGGAGACATTTTTAATTGTCTAAATTCTCTTTGACTAACTAATTGTATTCTTGGCGAACCTTTAACGCCGTTATAAAATGCAGTCCCAAATCTGTGTAAATCGGTTGGATAACCGTAGACATTGGAAGGAGTAGTGTTTGACGAAGCAGATTCATATTTTTCAAATACTTGATATTCGTCCCATATATGCTCTATTCTGCTAGCGTATTCTTCACTTGTTTTAGGCATACGTAAATACTGATTATAATCTTCAAAAAAGTTTTCAAAAACTTCTAATTGAACTTGACTAGCTAAAAGATTATATTCGTATGGTGTTAAATAGCCTCTTTGCTCTTTATTCAAGATACTTAAAACTGTAGTATAAACAGTATTTACATTAATTCCCATATTTATATATATTAAAAAGGCGGCCGCATAGCCGCCTTAATTATAATCACTTGTTATTTTAATTTTTTCTGTATTGATTTATAAACTTCAATACCTTCATCTGTTTTTAACCAAGCTGCCATTGCTGAATATGGATTTTCTTCAAATGGTACTGTCATTAATTTTCTACCATTACTAGTCCATTTAAATACTCTGTTATCATCAGCTAAAGTAATAATATTAGCTTCAACTGCTTTGATAGCAAAGTTTCTTAATTCAACGTTTTCGTCTTCACAAAGATTTAAAAATAATCTAGGTTGCTGTTTAGCAAATATTAATAAATCTCTTTTTAATTCTTTAGAAGATAAATCGTTTACGCTTGATCCTTTTTCAACTCTTAATATAGCTTCTGCTTTATCAATATCCATTTCATATGCCATATTAGAAGCTGCAAGTTCTAATTCTAAAAAGTCAAAATGATCTTCTGCTTGAACAACCGCATCAAATTCTTTGAAAATAATACCATTATGTGGATGCTTAGATAAGAACTCTTGTAAGTTTCTTTTTTCTTTTGGAACAAGTAAATGTCCTTTTTCAAATACAATATGTGCTAAAGTTACATTTCCTTCTTGTTCATCTACAAATATGCTTTTGTGATTACTAGCATATCTCATTTCTCTTTCATAACCTTTATCTTCATCAAACCAAACCAAAGGGTATCTAGCAGAGTGTTTGCTAGGTAATGTGTGAGTTAAAGGCATTTTATTTTTTAAAAGATAGTAATTTCTATCTTTATACTCCCAACTATCTTTTCTAACTGGAGTCTTTTTTTCTTTTGTTTCCATAATATAATATAATATAATATTAAAAAGACCCCGCCGAAGCGGGATCTTAATAGTTGTTTTAATTAAGCGTCAGGCGCGTAAGTAACTTCTCCTACAACTTTTGACAATGAAACTAAAGGCGCAGGGCTTGAAGTTTCAGCTTGTTTTGTTACGGCTTCATTCAAAGCTGTAACATCAGCTTGTACAAAGTGGGTATTTGAATCACTTACATCCCAGCCAGTAGGAATAATAGTATACTCATTAGCGGTATCGCCAATATAGTTTGCTCTTATTTTTCCTTGTTTAGTACCGCTAGTGTCTAATTTAATAGCACCAATGTTGTCGACTGGCATTATATCAAAATCACTAGCTGCTTTTTTTAATTTTATGTATCCCATAATTTCTATTCTTTAAATGTTAAACAATATTAAGCTCCTTTGAATAACACGAAGTTATTAGCAGCTTGAGTTACTAAACATCTTTCAGATAAGAAACTTACAGTCATAGCATCTAAAGTGTCAGTGTATGCACCACCAACAGAACCAGTAATCCAAGACTTCATTCTTCGATCTTCAGTTTCAGAAGCTCTATATCTTACGTGTAAGAAAGGACGTCTGATATTTGATCCTAACATTTGATCGTATACTGTAGTAGTTCCAGCAGGAATTAATACACCATCAATCTCTTTGTCAAGACCTCTTAATGAAGCGTCATTTAAATATTTCCAGTCAGTTTTGTAGAAGTCATAAGAACCTCTTCTAAATCCTGAAAATCCAAAGTTTAATGCCATATCACCGTCATTCTCAAATAAACCATAAGAAGCAGCTTGTGAAGAAGCATAAGCTCCATTAACAGCAGCAATCATATCGTCAAAATCAAGAGCAGTAGCTCTAGACAAGAATAACATGTTTTCTTCAATAGCACCTTGCTTATCTAAGTTTTTAAGTATTTCATCAAAATCAGCTAAAGCGCCAGAACCTGGAGCAGCAGCACCAGCAAAACCAGAGTATACGTTACCTCTTGCTTCGATAGCAGCAAATAAACCTTCAGAACCTTGAATATTAGTACTTAACGCAGCGTTTCCAGCTCCACCATATTGGAATTGTACAGCATTGTTAGCTTCGTCATAGGCATCATTGTACATGTTTTCTGCTTCAACCATTGCCATTTCTAGCATATCTTCAAATCTTAATCTTGTTTCAGACTCAGACTTTAAATACCATAAATAACCTGATTGTCCATCTTCTGTAGCAACTTCAACCCAACCAATTTGAGCAGTATCAGAACCATTAATCTCAAAGTTATCTTTAAGAATCATTGGTCTGTTAGCATACTGAGTAAATTCAGGCTGAATAGAACCTTGCATACCGATAGAACCTTTACCAAACTCTGAACCGTAAACAAATACGTTACAAGCGCCAGCAGCAGTAGGTAAAGAGTTAGTAGCAGTACCATAAAACTTAACATTTAATACATTAAGAGTATTACCAGAAACTGCTTGTACTAAACCTTTTTGTACAATTAATCCAGTTGCGTTATCAGAAATCAATACTGTTTGTCCTTGTCTAATAGCACCTCTTCTATCACCAGCAGCAACATTAGGTTGTGCTACAGATAAATCAATAGTAAGAGTAATATCAGCGTCAGCTAATCCACCTGGAGCAGCAACAGTACAAGACTTATACGCAATGTGTAATCTATTTTGTTCAGACCAGATTACTTGATCTGATGTCATAGGCATCTCAGCGCCTACCATTCTTAGGAAACCACCAATTGTTCTGTTTCCATAACGTTCCACCTCAGCTTCATAAAGCTCTGGTAAATATTGCTGAGCAAAACTACCTGAAGCTCCATCAAATGTTAAATAATTTGAATGTAAAGCTAACCTTGTTTGAGCAGGAACTAAACTTGCGGGAAAAGACCCGCTATTAGCAAAAGCCATAATTATTGTTTTTAGTTGTTATTTTTTTATTTTAAATTTCAACTTAGAACTATCTACACCACTAATCGCTTTTACTCGTAACCCATTTATGAAAACATCACCATTTGCTTGAGGTCTAACATCTTCGCCAATGTTTTTTGACTGAGACGCCATGTTTCTTATAGCATCTGCTTTTCCTTGTTCATAAAAATGAGTTGCGATTCTATCTGGATTTTGTGCTGTATATAAAGCTTTGTGATAACCTTTAGCATCATCAATCGCACCATCTTTGTTCAAGAACTTCTGAAACAAACTATTTATACTTGATTGTTTTTTAGCAATATCACTAGGATTATTTATATTATATCTAAATGTTTTTTCGCCAACTGAATATTCAAAACCTTTGAAGTCTTCGTTAAACAACTTATTAGAATTATTAATAAATATTTCTCTATTCTTTGCTCCCTTTTCTTGTTCTTTGTTGTATCTATTGAAAAAGTCCATAGCTTTTTGTTGATCAGGAGTTAAACCACTAGATTTCATCTTGATTTCTTTGTAGTATTTACTCTTTGTTTCTTCCAAAAAGTTTCTGGCTTTAGCAATTTCTTCTTTGTAAGCAAGCTTCTTTTTCTTTATTTCTCGCTCATCATCCACATCCTCATCAATTTGAAAATTATCTTCCATTATAAAGTTAATTTCCTCTTGATTTAAATGTGGTTTAGTTCTTTTATAGTATTCGTTAAGTATAGCATTTTCATTATACTCTGAATAATCTCTATTTAATCTAGCGTAGTCTTCAATTGTACCACCTGTTTCTTCCATAAAATTTACTAAAGCTTCTATGTTTTCTGGAAGTTTTTTAGTAGGTGTTTCTTCACTACGTTCTTGTACAACTTCTTGTACAACTTCTTTTTTTACTTCTTCAGGAGTAATTTCTTCTAAAGGACTTATTTCTTCTTCTTTCGTTTCGGCAACCGGCTCAACACTTGGTTCGGGTGCTCTTTCCTCCACTTTTTCCACATCTGCGGCTTGTTTATCCTCATCCATACTTCCTGCGCTTTGCTCTGGAACGGCATTTTCTTCTTCTTTTTCTTCTGGTTTTTTATTTAAATCAAGTTTATATACTTGATCATTATCCCTTTTTAATGAAGGTTTTTTAATTTTAAGAGACAACGCCTCTTGTTCTTGTTTTGTTTTAGACATAATATAATATAATAGTTAAAAAATACTTATTGCATATTAAATGCACTTAAGTTTATTCCATCAGGATCTTCTGTTTCAGTAAAATTAGTTGGAGGTGTATCATTTTTTCTCTGACTAATCATTTCACTTTGTTGAGTACCTGATATTCTCGTTCTTTGATCTTTACGATCTTCAATCATTTTTTCTCTTTCTCTTTTAAAACCTACGTCAAGCTGAGCTAATTGCATATCGTATCTAAACTTCAATTCCATTTCTTCTTTTCTCATCTGAGACTCTCTTTCAATTTTGTTTATGTTAAATTGAGATTTAGCTTGTTCTATTTGAACTTGTGTTTCAGCTAGCGCTTGTTGTTTTTGCATTTCCGCTAACGCTGCTTTCTCAGCAGTTTCTGCATTAGCTTGAGCTTGAGCTTGTATATTTGCTTGAGCAGCTTTTTGATCAGCTTGTGCTTTTTTCTTTCTTCTATATTTTAACATTTGATTAGCTAATGCTAAATTCTTAACTTGCCTAATATCTATTGCGTCTTCTAATGTTATAGAATTAGTTTTTAAAGCTATTTGAATATTTTGTTCTAACTGTTCTTTTTCTTCTTCATCTGGCTCTAATTGTAAGAATATACCAAAGTCATGTATATTTATTTTAGACAATTGATCTAATGTTCCTACGTTATATTCTGATATACTATTTTCTAATGCTTGTCTAGTTAGTGGGTATTGTAAAGCGTCTGCTACTCTTAGTGATATATTTTCACAAGTTCTAAGAGTTAAAAATAATTGTGCTTGTAGTATATGTCTAGTTGCTGTATTACTATTAGCAGCAGCAAGCTTTTGTAAGCCAACCAAAGAGTTTTTATCTGGCGTACTACCATCTCTAGCTTCGTTAAGTCCTGTTACATCTCTTATCATTTGTAAATAATATTGATAAGTCTGTATTAAAGTACCTATTTTTCCACCACCAGATCCAGTTTGTAATTCTTGTATTGGAACTTTACCTCTATTAGGATCACCTTCTTGAGTTAAAGATCTACCTACAATACTACCAGTTTGAAAATACATGTTTAACGCTTCAGCGGGATTATATTTAGTACCATTACCTAAATCAACCTCGGCTAAACCATCCATATCTAAGAAAACACCATCAGGAACTGTTCTTGATAATACTTGCTGTATTTTTAAATGTGTTAACTGAATCATATCAGCAAATCCAGTTATTCTTTTTACTAAAGAGTTAATTCTACCTTTATATAATCTTGGAGCACATATATTATAATTCATATTAACTCTTACAGTGTCACCTGTAGGTCTAGTCATATTTTTAGCTAACTTCCACTCTAACATCATAGGATGTCCTAATATTTTAGCGCCGCTATATAATACTTCTATAGATCTAGTAACTACCTCAAAGTTTTCAGTGTCAGGAGGATTAAAAGTGTCAGGTTTTTCTAAAGCTTTTTCTAGTCCAAAAGCATTTTTCTTTATTTTAAATACTTGATCATGGTAAGTTTTGTATTCAAAATACAGAACTTGTACAGTTAAATCGTCGTATCTGCCATTCCAGTTTCTTAAATATTCTGGATTACCTGGGTACTTTTGTATTGTTTCTAACTCTTCATCTGTTAAATATGGAAATTGTTTTTTAATATCTGGTAGAGATACAGATTTAACTTCTCCAACATAATATAAATCTTCAAAGTTAGGATCATCAGTATAAGAATAAACCATTGCCGCAGGATCTACATAATCTACAGTAACACCTTCGGCTTCATTAAATCTAGTTTTTACAGCAGCAATACCTAAAACGGTTAAATCATACGCTAATCTTCTTCTAGTTAAATCATATTTATTGCTATCTAATATATAACTAATAGCTTCTTCTTCTGCTACTTCAACAGATTGTTTAAAATCCATTTGCAAATGTATAGCTAACTCTTCTTTATCTTGTGGAGCTGCTTCAGGATTTTCAGCATTAAAAGCATTTACATTTAATATTTGTTTAGCTTCTGTTAAATAATCTTTAGCTACAATATCTGTCATTAAACCTGTAGCATAATCTGTTCTCTGTCTAGAACAAACTGGATCTTGAGCAAAAGCATTTATTTCGTAGTTTCTACCAGATATTCCATTTACGACTATATCTACAAACTTAGCTATAACAGGAACTGGTTTCCAATCTAGATTTAAATAGCTTAAGTCACCATTTATAGCTAATTCATCTTTATATTTTTGAACTGGCTGTTCACCTCTAGCATATAGTCTTAAATTGTGAAACTCATTAAAATTAACAGCATATCCAGGTGCATTTACCACGCCTCTATAATTTCTAAACCATTCACTTTCGATAGCTCTACCTACGGCAAGCCCATACTCTAAAGTAGCTTTTTCTGCAGCTGGTACAACCTGATCTGGAAAAGAACTGTTACTTGTGTAAGAAATTTGCATTTATTTATTTTATTATTTTAGAAATATTGCCATCATTGTTATATCTTTTAAAACCTAAATTAAAAGATTTAATAATATTTTTTGGTGCTGGTCTATATTTGTTTTTATTGCAAGCCATTATAGCTAAACCAGAACTAATAGTAGCATCGTATTTAGTTCTGTTATTTATATTAAATTTAGCCCAGTCTTCTAGCGTTCGCTGAAAATACATTGAACCGTATCCTTCGTTTGTTCTACCTACATTATCATTAATATAAGTTTCTATTGCAGCAGCGTGCGCTTGCTTAATATCTTCACTTGAGTTTGGTATGCCACCTATTTCTCTTTCTGTAGTAGACAACTTGTTTGCTAATTTGTCAGGACGGTTTATACTAAAACCTCTATAGCCCCTACGTTTTAAGTAGTATAATAATCTTGGTTTATTATTTTCAGCTAGTATTGGCATGCCATAAAAAACTAAAGCCATAAGGACATCTTCAAAAAATATTTCTGCAGTTTGTGGTCTTGCTATATATTCTAAGAAAAACTGATTAAATGGTGCGTCTTCTATCGAAAACTTAGTTAATCCATGTAACGCTCCTTTACTACCGCGACCGTCAACAGTGCCACTAATATCGTAAGAGTCACAACCAAAAGCTCCAATGTGTTCGTTACCTGGGTATTTAACTCCATTTTTAATTATTACTTTATTTTGCAAATGACTTGGAGGTACCCAACTAATCATAAATCTACCACTGTCATTAGGAATAAAACTAACTGTAGTATCTTTTATTCCATTATTCCAAGAAAAATTACCTTTAGTTATATTAGCTATGTTGTTTAGTTCTTCGTTATAATCTATTTGCTCGTATATTTTTGTTATATTAAACAAAGCTTGTTTACTTTCATCTCTAAAGGCATGCTGTTCGCTTCTTGGAAATTGTCTATAATATTCGTTTAAACTATCTTGGTCATTTTTTAATCCTTCTACTTCATTTTTCCAATGCTCGATAACTCCTGTTGTAATTTCATAACCGTCTGCTCCTTTGACTCTATCTTCGCTAGTAACAAAGACAGGTGATCCATAAGTATCGATGAATCCCTCGTAGTTCCACTCCATAGGTATGAACAAGCTATAGAGTCCAGAAGTTGTTTGTCCGTTTTTATTTCTTTTTGTAACGTCTGAATTATAGTATAGTTGTTTAAAATTGTCTCCACCTTTATCTAACGCGTTTGATGTTGAGCCCATCATACATTTACCTACAATCCTAGATCCTAGTCTTAACGTAGTTTTTGTAACTCTCCAGTTGTTTAATATATTATCAGGACGCTCCCATTTACCACTTTCATCATGAGCTAATAGCTTTAGCTTTTCACCATCGTAAGAGTTATCACCTGTGTTTTTCCAGTCAATAGTTGTATCAAGACCTTCTAGTTCTGTAAGCTGCTCGTTATTTTCTAATTTTCTACGAGTAAGTTTTGAGGCTGGCACTCTATAAGCCAATTCTGTTTTGGGTCTATCCATACCATCTTGTATTGGCTTGAAGAAAAACGGATAGTTAACAGATATTGGAACAACCTTATCGGTGAACATCTTTTTGGCGTCGGCTCCAGACTTTGAAAGTATACCGAATCTTGAATCGGAAGATATTGTTGCTTGATTAACAAGCTCAGCGCTTGACATGAAGCTAAATCCACTCCGTCTGTTTTTAAGATAGCACATTCCGTAAGATCTTGCATCTGCTTTACACGCTTCCCAGAATATAAAGAATAATTGATTTGCTTCTCTATAGTCTGGTGCTCCGACGTCAATCTTTGACCACTGCAGGTACATGTAATGAGTACCAGTAATATATACAGGGCTGCCATTATTGTAGAAGCTAAAACCTTCTTCTCTACGCTTAAATTCTTCATCTATATAATCGTACCATTTTTCTTTAAATTCTACTGAGTGTTCTTCCCAGTCAAATCTAGTTTTTATTCTTTGTAATTCTTTTGGATATTCAAATCTTTCCCAGTATTGTTCCGCTTTATTTTCGCTTCGTTTATACGGTTTATTGATTGCTGGTAAAGCAATTTTGAGATTTTGTATTTCAATGATTCTTCCAATTTGTCCTGTTTTACTTATTACTACAAAATCATAATCAGAGTTATATCCATACTCCCATTTTTTAAATCTATTGTTTTTGGCTAGTATTTTAGGATTTACAACGTCTTTAATTTCTTTCCATAAAGTTTGTTCGTAAATCATCTACTTCTCCCTTCTGCAAAACCTTTAAATACTTTAGCTTCTTTTTTATTTTCTAAACCTTTTAAAATGTTTTCTTCTTCTTCAATGCGTTGTAATATTTCAAAGGCATCCATAATAGCTAGCTTTTTAGTGGCGGCGGCATTTTTAAGTCTGTCAGCGCTAACATCGTCGTCTGAGTCTACGATCTTTTCTTTTGCCACCTTAATAAGCTCTTCAACTGCTTTTTGCCCAGCTTGGATTATTTTCTTTTTCGTTTCCTTCGTATTCATGAGTTAAAGCTATATCATTTGATTTCATACAATAAAGTCGTTCGCCTTCTATTATAAACTCAAACTCAGAGTTAGGCGTAAACGTTACAAGCGTCCCAGGTGTTATTCCTACAGCTTCTAAGGCATTATTAGCATATTTAACTATACCAACATTAGGTTGTTCTTTATTAATGCTAAATTTGTCTTTATTTAAAATTGGCTTGACAAAACAATAATTTAAATTGCTTTTACCATTATACATATATATTTGGAAAGGTGAACAAAAATATAAGTCATCTTTAAAATATGTTCCGCTATTTCTTTCATTACCTTTTATATCATAATATCTTCTAAAGATATTGTGATGTACATATACTATATCTCCTATGTTTATTTTAGTTTTAAAAGCTGCAGGTGTAGAAACAACTACAGCTTTTTTACTAACAAATAAGTGTTGTTCTATACTAGTATTTATAATAAGCTCTTTGTCGTCTATTTTTTTTATATTATCATAACGCTCATTAAAAGGCTTTATTATAAACTGATATAAACTTTTCACTAATATTTTAAATCATATTCTACTGATATAGACATATTAGCATTAAACTTTTTCCAAGGTAAAACTTCATTGTTTTTAGTTATATAAATATTATATGACTGATCCTTGTCTTCAAAAAGAATATCGCTAATAGTATGTCCACCATAGACTTCTTGACCAGTTGAATAATGCATTGCATCATTCTTGTAATCAGAACCAATACTTATTTTTCTGATTATTTTAGTCATTATGATGCAGCTACAGGTTGTTCTATTTTAGTCATGTCTCCTGTTTCTAAATTAATATTAACAGAACCATATTTTTTCTCTAACTTATTTTTTAAGTTTTCAACTTTATCTGCTGCTTCGTGCATAGATTTCATTATTACAGATTTTTTATATTCTAATGCACCTACACTTCTAATTGCACTGTCAAGTGCCTCTTGAGCTTCTTTAATGTTTTTTAACTCAGTTTTACTTACTTTATTACTTGCTACTTTTGCCATTTTATTTAATTTAATTTAATTATTGTTTTTATTTTTTAGTAATATGCTAATATATCTGTAGCGGTAGTACCAGCAGTTCCATCTTTGCCATATATCTTTTTAACAAGTATGGGCATAAATGTTCCAGCAGGTACAGCTTTAAATTCTACAGGAGAGCTATCGCCTTCTAGCAATACTTTTACATTACCAGTTCCTCCTATATATAAACAAGCTCCTCTTTTCAATACAGCAACTTCATCAGCCACTGGCGTTGGTAATACATCTTGAGCTTCATCATCTTTACCATTCCCACTAGCTATTGTTATAGCATTAGCAGAATGAGCAAATCTTCTGGGCTCAGCAGCCATGTTACCTTCCACTCCAGCAATATCTATTTCTATTGATCCAGCCATTTTTTATTTATTTATATTTGTTATTTTTTCAGCGCCTCTTGAACCAAAATACGCTACATATACTGTTACTAGTAATGTCTTTAATAAACTTATCCAAGCTTCATCTATTTCATGAAAATGAAAAAAGTCTATAGCCATCATAAACACAGAAGAGACAGTTAAGAATATTAAAGCTAAAGGTCTAGTGTTTTTGCTTAACCAAGAATCTGATTTCATATCAGCTCTCCATCTGTTTGACACTTCTTTTAGCTCTTGTAAATCTTGCTCTATAAGCTGCATAGCCATCTCTTTATCAGCGGCCTTAATCTTAGTATCACTTGTTATAAGATTTTTTACAACTCCTAATCCACCTTGATCAGGTAATACATCTCCTATAGCTGCTAATACCTTAGGTGCTTTAGTAGCTAAAAAGGCTCCAATTTTAGTTTCTTTAAACGTTTTCTTGCTTTCCATTACTTTTCTTTCTTTTTACCTATTAAGTTTTTAACCATCATAGCTCCTTTAATAATAGTAGCAGGATCTAACGCGTTAGACATAGTCTTTTGTTCTAATTGATCTGTTACTACATTTTTAATTCTATCAGCGTCTCCTGTGCTACCTATTACAACAGTGTCATCTGTTTTAGCTTTAGTAGCGTTTCTATATTGCGCAACTAATTCAGCAGGCCCTTCTCTTAATATTTCTTCCTTTGTCTTAGGTCTTTTATAACCTAACTCTGGGTCATAAACTCTTTTGTCTCTAACTTGAGAATATATCCTATTGTACAATTCAGTTCCTATTTGATCTGCTGAAGGTTTAGCGTCTTGTTGAGGTTTTGGCTTTGGTTTATTCTCTTTAGGTTCTGGATCCGCAGAAAGTCTTTGACTCATCATTTTGTTATATGCGTCAGTTTCTTTTCTAAAATTTTCAACAGTTCCAAATCTAGCTTTTTGCTCATCAGATAAAGTTTTCCACACTTCTTCAGCTTGTCCGCCTTGACCGTATTTGTTTTCAAAAGATTGAGATTTACCAGTTTCATTTGCTAATTTCTGTAATTCTCTTTGCTTTGCTGCTAATTCTGCGTCAGTTAATTTACGACCTGATTTAGAGCTTCCTGAACTTGAACTTACTTTTACTTCATCGCCTGGGCCTTCCATTAAATAAGCTGGAGTAACAAGACCTTTACGGACCATAGTGTTGTCTGATCCGTAAAGTTCTTTTGATTTTCCTTGGAATTTTAATTTAAAAGCCATAATAATTATCTATTACTTTTAAAATGCTTAGATAAGATACTTCCTAATTTTTTAAGTTGCTTACCTGGTGCAGCCATATTTTTTGCTGCATATCCGCCACCTGACTGATTTGTCTTCATTTTAGCCATACTGTCATATCTCTTTGCCATACCACCATGATCCATCTTAGCCATGCTATCATAACGCTTAGCCATACCGCCATCATAACGCTTAGCCATACCACCATCATAACGTTTAGCGTGGCTAATCATAGAGCTAATATCGTGATCTAAAGCTTTTTTACCTTTAGCACTTGCATGTTTTTTATCTTTTTCATCAGCAGCAACTCTAATAGCAATACCTTTAGCAGAGTTATTATATTTAATTTTTTGTTTAAAATAAGCAGCTGGTGATCCGCCATCATCATAACGAGCCATTGGAGATTTTTTAGCTTCTAACTTTTCAATCTTTTTATCTACTCTTTCGTTTTTCTTTGCAGCTCTTTTAGTTTTTCTAGCTTCTTGAGCAGCTACTCTTTTAACTTTTCTTTTAACTTTGCCTTTCATGTCAGACTCTTTAATAGCTTTCTTAGCTCCTTTAGCATCTCCAGCTTTAATAGCGTCTTCAGCTTTACTCATAGCAGACTTAGGTTTAGGAGCAGCAGCTTTTACTTCTTTTACATCAGTAACTGCTTTTTTAGACTCCATTCTAGGTATACTCTCATCTCTTTGAGGACCTTTACCATATGCTTTGTTTATTTTGTTTTGCACAGCATTATATTCAGGTGTTCCTTTGTCTAAACCTTTTCTTTTTTCTATTAATTTATCTAAGTTAGGATTTTTCTTTTTCGCTTCAGCATAGGTAGATTTAGCCATAGTTTTCATATCGGCCATCGAACCTTGCTTCATATAAGCAGCTACAGTCTCCATAGCTTTTTCTGCTTTCTTGTATGTTATTGCTTTACCAGGCATGATTTTTATTTTTCGTTATTATATGCTTCTTGTTCCCAAGGAAAATCTGGGTGACCTTCAATCATCCATTTTCCATTGTATTTTATTTTTCCATTTTTTCTAGGGTAAACTTCCCCGTTCCAAGTAACGGTATCTGCGGTATAATTTAAACCTCGTTTACCATTAGTTTTTTCAAATTCTTCAAATTGATCAACGTGTATCTGCTCGTGTTTTTTTACTTTATCATATTCTTTACTTCCAACTTCAACACTTGTATCTATTGTTATAGCTCCATTTTTATGAGCCCTACCCATAACGTTAGGCGGTTCATCTTTGTGATATACTGGTGTATTATCTACCGCATATGGCGGTCTCATTTTAAAAGCCATTAATCGTATTTTACTCTATTATTTTTAGTATTGTAAGGAAAGTTTTTATTAAACCAATCTTTCCTATCGTCACAACCACAACCTCCAGGTATCATATCAGCTAAACGCTTAATACCTGTAGCTGTTGTAAATCTTTCTATTGTATCGCCAAGTCCTTTATCTTTCATTACCATTTAACTTTATCTGCCCAATACGCAGCTGACATTTTACCTTTAGCTATGTTTTTCGCATGTCTTGCTTTGAAACTTCTTCTCTTAGCTTTCATGCGTTCAGACTCACCTTTTTTAGGTTTACCAGCTGTACCGGACAATGAATTAACTTTTTTGCCTTGTTGGCCAAATCTAATAATCTTCTCTTTACCGTTTTCGCAAGCTTTAACTATATGTGATTTAGTCTTGTGATTAGGTGTTCTTTTAGGCTTATTACACTTTAACTTCTTTTTATCTATCATTTCTTTTTCTTTTTAGATGAAGCTCCACAAGGTTCACCTGTAGCAACATTAATCCAGTTTTCTTTTTCAAACCAGTCTCTAAGTGTAGCACCTTTTTTACGAGCGCCTTTAACAAAACTACTACGTTTTCTTTTATATTTACCTTTAGATCCAGCATCTTGCTTAGCTCTGACTACAGCGTCTCTTTCTTCCTTACTCATTGACCTTACCTTTGATGCGGGTAGACAAACTTTCTTGGTGCCACCACCTTTAATCTTTCTTACCATATAATCTTCTTATAGATGCTTTACATCGTTTAGCTATTCTAGCTTGTTCTGGTTTACCACCAAACCTAGATCTTTGTTCCATTACAGTTAATATCTGTATTTTTCTAGCAAAAGGTTTATTTACTTTTTTAACTTTACTACAAGTAGCTCTAGCGTCAGCTGGCGTAGCAAATTTAATACCTACAGTATCTTTTGGATTTTCATCTGTATATAATCTTCTACCAGAACCTTTAGGTTTTTTACCAGTGCCTTCTTTTGGGTCTTTATTTTTCTTTGCCACTGCCTAACTTTTTCATAGCTGCATTTCTAGCACACTTCATTTTTTTAGCGTAACTAGGATTCTTTTTTCTATTAAAAACTATTTGTTGATTTAATGAACCAACAATAGCTTTCTTATTTCCTTTTCTAGACTTAATTAACCAGCTAGCTAAGTCACCACATGATAACTCTTTAAACTTACCTTTAGCATCTGCGTATTCGCTATCTTTCCATTCAGGTCTTTTCTTTGCCATTATATCTTACAGTTATGCATGTTAATAAACCAATTAGCTAGTTGTACGTCTCTTTTAGTTGCTCCTTTTCTTGACTTAAGTTTTTTAACTTTAGCACAAGTTACATCACCACCATACAGTTTATTTATTCTAGCTTTTAACGTGCCGCGATATTCACCGCCACGCTTTTTCATTTCTTTTTTCTACCTAAGTATTTACCTGGGTTTCTAGTACATCTAACACCCCATCCACTAGCATAAGCACTAGGCCATACTTTAAATTTTCTTTTAGCAGCAGCTTTACAAGCAGGAGATATTTTAGTTCTTTTTATTTTAGCAGCCATACTGCCACTTTCTAACGCGTCTGCTGTAGCTCCCACAACTTTTTGTTGATTGCCATGAGCAACAACAGCGCCACCTAATTGCTCTTCAACTTCTCTTAGTTTTTCTACTGTTTTCTTTATTTTCTTTTTTTTACTCATTGCTTAAAGTTTTCTACCTTTTTTATCTACTGCAACTTCTTTAACTATTACAGTTGTTTTAGGTTTTCTATTTTGTAATTCTTCTAGTTGCTTATGTAGCTCTTCTAGTTTGCCATCGTTTTCAGTGCCGTCTTTTATAAGCGTAGATAATATATTTATTTCTTCAAATACTACATCATCTACTTGTTCTAGCATATCAACGCGTTGTTTAAGCTCTTCAATATTTTCTTTATTCCACTCTTCTTTTAAATCATACTCAAGACGTTTAACTTCAGTAGGCGGTAATTTTTTAGCTTCTTCAATATCTGCTTGCAGCGTATAATACATACCTACGAAAGAAGCGGTTATGGTTATTATAGCAATTACAGTTTTTAAGTCAAGTTGTACGGAAGTATTTTCAGAGATCTTTGTACTCATCAGTTGCGTTAAATGACGGGCATGCTTTATTAGCAAACTCGTTGTGTGAATATATAGTAGCGGCTGGATACATTGCTTTTAATGTTTTAAGCACATGTAACAAACCTTGCTTTTGTTCAGGTGTTCTAGTATCTTTCGGAGTCTTACCATCTGCTTCAACGCCTCCGCAATAGCATATCCCTATAGAATGTCGATTGTGACCCTTGCAATGAGCTCCGATATTAGCTATGTCTCTACCTTTGTGTATTTCACCATGTATGTCAATGTAGAAATGATAGCCTATGTCTGACCAACCACGGCCTTCAACGTGCCACTTTCTTATTGTGTCAACGCTTATTTCCTGACCTTCTCTTGTGGCTGAACAGTGAATAATTATTTCTTTAATACTTCTCATCCTTCTGGATTTAATCTATTTACTTCACCTATTAATTTTACGGTTTCAGAAGCTTTTTCTATTTCTTTATTTTGTTTTCCTTTCAAATCTTGCATGGCAGCTCTTTTGTATCTACCTTTAGCATCAGATTTTCTAATAGCTTTTTTATCACCTGACTCTATAGCTTCTTCCAATGTTTTCTTTTGATCTTCTTTTAACGATAGTGAATTATCTTTCTTTTTACTGTCTTTTAATTGATCATCTTCAATTGCACTAATATTAGAACTAATAGGTGGAATTACGTAGCCGCTTTCATCGCTAGCTAACATATCTTCTATAGATTTTAAATTAGCTATGGTACTTTCTGATGGGCGTTTTAATTTGCCCATCATATTTACCATGGAATTAATATCTCTTCTTTTATTAAACTTTTTCACCTTTTCTTAATTTCCACCATTTATGCGCTGTATAGCCAATGGTCATTAATAACAATATTATCTCTAACACAGGTTCCATCCAGTCTAAACTTGCGATAGTAAATGAAGTTATATTTAAACAATACAACTTCAAGTCTTCTATGCCGATCATTTGTTAGCGTTTAAAACAGCGTTACCTTTATACTCACAATTATCAATTTTTAAAGTTGTTTTAATTGTTTCGTTTCTAGAAACCATTTTTCTTTCGCCTAATGGTTTTTGTTTTGGGCTTATATCTTTTCCTGACATTTTAATATTTTTTAAGTTTAAAAAGAACCGGTTAGTCTAGCTGTTCTTTTTTTAACATCTTTATTTCCTTCCTCTTGAACTTCAGTTCTACCTTTGCTAACTTGCTTTACTTCCATAGCTTTTATTGAAGATTTTGGTTCATCTTCTAGTTTCGCTACTGGGTTTGGTATTTGTTGGTTTCCTGGCACATTACCACTTCCCGGTAAAGTTCCTGGTATATTTGGATTTACACTCATATCCATTTGCTTCATACCTTGAGCGTTCACAATAGCATTATTCTGAAAAGGCATTTGGCCCATATCAGTTTGATTAAGCATGTTGTTATTCATCATACGCACCGGTGATCCAGCTCTATTAACCATACTCTTTACTTCTTCTACGCTTTTGTTTTCCATAGCCGCAACAGCTTTTAAACCATCAGGTCCATCTTTAGCTAAAGCTTTTTGACCTGGGTTTAAGTTGTTAATTGGACTATTAGGATTTAATCCTCTGTTTTTCTTACTGCCGCCTAAAACTATTTGTATAGAGTGGCCGCTTGTTTTTCCTGGTACTCCCATTATTTTAATTTATCTTTGTTTGCATATCTTATAGCTGCGGCCGTAACCTTATAACTATATTTATTATTTTTATCTAACACTTTTGTAGGCATATCTTCTTCACCTAACATAATACGATACATTCTACTTATTAGCTGCTTACACTTATAGGAAACTTTATATATATGATATTTTTGGGTTGTGCGATTTCTTTCTCTCCACACTACTATCCACCCTTGTTTCAATAATCTGTTCCAGCGTCTATTGTCCCAGCTGTAAGAGTATGTACCTTTTTTAAAATCATTTTTTGTAAAGAACTCAATAGCATCAAGATATATTAATAACTCAAGGTCTGCATCTTTAAGATTACACGTTTTACATGCCCATTTACGTATTACCCTATAATGTTTTAAAAGTTTAAGATCTTTTAAGTCAGAAGAACTAAGTCTCACAGCTTGTTTTTATTTTCCATTTTCTTTTGCCAAGGCTCTTCTACCACTTCATCTACATATACTCTTCCATAAACCTCAGCAGGCTTAACACCTATAGCTTCTTGAGCTGTTGTAGCTAATTTATCTTTAATACCTTTACCTTGGAAAGGGTTTAAATCCCAAACATCATAATATGAAAAATATTCTCTTCCATCTTTATCTATACCTTTATTAACGGTGTAATTACCTAATACATTTCCAGAATCACCAAAGTATTGACTACCTTTTTTAGGCCACTTTGAAATATCGTATTCACCTTTTTTTATTTGCTCTTTTAAAAAATTTTCAGTAGTTGGTGAATTATAGTAAATAGCATTAGGATCTTTACTTTTAGTTGGTTTGTATTTTGAAACTTGTACAGAGTTGTTTGGAGTTTTTCCTGTCATCATTAAACTAAATAGATCCTGTCTTTCTTTAGTAGCATCTTGAAACTTTACAATGTCAGGTGTTTGTTTAAGAGTTTTATAATATTCATCTTTATTAACAGAACCTTCTTCAGGTATTCCTACTACAGCTCTACTTACTCTTCCTAAAGGATCATAATAACCTCTTGGGCTTATATTTTTAGCTATTTGGCTTTTAACAAATTTTCCTCCTTCTTTAACTAAAGTTGGCAAAAAATCTATAATTGGATTTCCATCTTCAGTCTTTTTAATAGGGCTTTTGTTTATAAACTTTTTGCTAAAACTCATAATACTATAACTACATCGTGTTCTTTAATAACCTTATATTGTTCTTTGTTTATTTCAATATTAAAACCAGCTGCTTTATCATAATATATTTCATCACCTGTTTTTAACACTTCTACATCAGAGCCAGGTTTAATAACCTTAGCTCTTCTGTATCTAACGTCTTCTCTTTGCTTTTCAGCTAAGATTAAACCACCTTTGGTTTTAACGTCAACTTCTTTTATTTGCTCTATAACTATATATTTACCTACTGCTCTCATGCTCTAATATTATTAATTACACAATCAGTTGATAATATAGTTGTTGCTACTGAAGCCGCGTTAATTAAAGCACTTTTAGTAACTAGTAAAGGATCAATAATTCCGGCGTTTACCATATCTACCGTTTCTCCTGTAACCACGTTTAGTCCTTTACCTTTTTCGTTTGGATCAACATATTCTATTACGCCTGCATTTTTTAATATAAGCTCGTATGGTTTACGTATTGCTTGATACAATACTTCTTCTCCAATACATTCTGCTTTTAAATGCATGCTAGCGTTTAACAACGCAATCCCACCACCAGGCACTATACCTTCTTTTATCGCGGCTTTTGTAGCACAAATAGCATCTTCTACTCTATCTTTCTTTTCTTTTAGTTCTACTTCAGAATTAGCACCTACCTTTACTGTAGCTACTTTAGCATTAAGTTTGGCTAATCTTTTTTCTAGTCTTATTATTATATTAGGATTTTTAGTATTTTTTATTTGATCTTCTAATAAATCTATAGTTTCTTTAACTTTAGGTTTATCTGATAAATCTACCCGTAATATAGTTTCTTCGTGATTAGTAATTGACTTAATACAAGAACCTAAAAACTCAGGCTGAATAAGATCCATGTCGTCTCCTAAATCTTCATTAATAAGTTTAGCGCCTGTTACAGCACATAAATCTTCTAATATATCTTTTTTATTTATTCCATAAACAGGAGCATCTATAATGTTTACTTTTATATTGCCCTTCATTTTGTTCATAGCTAAAGCAGAAGTTACTTGTTGATCTACGTCTGCAATGATTAAAAGACTTTTACCATTTTTAATTACATATTCAAGGATCGACTGAATTTTCCTTATGTTGGTTATTTGTGACTCAACGATGAGTACGAGTGGATTATCTAACTCAGCCGTTCCTTTTTCTTTGTTGGTAATAAAATGGTTATTTTTCAAGGCTTGATCATACTGAACACCTTCTATTAGCTCAACTACTGTTTCAGGTTGTTCATTAGTTTCCATCATGACTATACCTGTTTCATCAACCATTTTAAAAGCCTTACCTATAATCTCACCAAGCTCTTTATCATTGTTAGCTGATATAGTAGCTACTTGATCAATTTTTTTACCTGTTACTTTTTTAGAGTTTTTAGTTATATACTCTAAAACTTTAACAACACCTTTGTTAATACCTTCTTTCATGCTTCTTCCATCATCTAACAAAGAGTGAGTTTGAGCTTCATCTAATATAGCTTTAGCAAGAACAGTTGCTGTAGTTGTACCATCGCCAGCATCTGATACTGTTCTTTGAGCAGCTTGTTTAATTAGTGTTGCTCCAATATTTTCAATAGGATCTTGTAATGTAATAGCATTAGCTACGCTTACTCCATCCTTAGTTATTTGTGGTTGGCCATTGCTATCTTCTAATATAACACATTTACCACTTGCTCCTAGCGTTGAACCTACTGCATTAGTTAGTTTCTCAACGCCAGTTAATACCTGACTTCTAGCATATTCGCCAAAAGCCAGGTTTTTAACTAACTTTAATTCTTGCATTTAATTTAATTTAATATTATTTGTTTGAATACTTTACTCGAAGGTTTTTACTACTTTCGGTCCTTTGGTAAACTCTAACTTCTTTTTATAATGTTCTATTGAACTATCTATTGCTTGTTCAGCTCCAGTTATTGTTTCTCTTCTGGTGACATCGATCCAGTTTTCACTAGCTATGTCTTTGTATTCGGTTTGTAAAAATCCATTAGGTAGTTGAACTATTCTCCAGTTTTTCTTCTGTGTAACATGTTCCCATAGTTTAATGGTTTTTTCGCTTGGTTGTGGTGCACTAGTCCACGTATTAGTGCGGGTATATAAAAACGTCATTGTATTTGGTTTTAAGTTAAACGTTGGTTATTATATACTATCACTTGATAGTTTGGTTTTCTACATTTGTAGTCAATAAGTTACTTCGCCTCTGAATACAGGATCATCAGCTTCTGGCTCATAAAATGGTATTGGTAAATCGCCTGACCAGTCTATACTTGGGTAATTATTATTTTCTGCATAAGCATCTACTTCTACAGCGTTATCAAAAACTCTTAAATAATTTTCTAATTGCTCATTAGCAATAATAATAATCTTTTGTCTTCCTATTTGTTGGTCTGCAGATATTATAATTTCTCTTGACAATGCCCAAAATTGGTCCATTGATAATTCATAATAATATTCCATTACGTTCCATTTATAGTATTAGTACCACTACCAAACCCAGAGTTACCGTCTATTTCTATTTTTCCTTTATTACTATTTGTACTAGGATTTGGCCATATAGGTAATACAGTTTTATTAGTTGTATCTTGAGAAGTTGAATCAAAATTCCAATATGCTATTAAACCTTCAGGTTGTGTGCTTGTAGATATTGAACCTCCATCACCACTATTGTATAAGCTAGCTAAATCTGATGATGATAATACACTATCCCATATGCTTACTTCATCAACATACGTATCTCCATTTCCACCTAAATAACCAGACTTTTCATCAAGAGTTCCACCATACGTCGAGTTATTTTGAGAATAAGGAGCTCCCAGCAGTAGCATACCTCTAGCAACGTCAGTGTCATTTAGCGGTGTTCCATTATTACTAGCTGTGCTATAAAAAGGTGTTCCAACATAATTACCATTCCACCAAAGCTTAACATTACCAGAGTTAAAATTATTGTTAACAGTTATAGTAATCATGGTAAAATCATTATCATTGGTGTTACCTCTATTTTGATTAGTCCAGTAAGAAGTGCCTAATCCTGAAACAGTTGATATATTAGGTGTTCCACTGTTTTTGTGGAAGAACCAAAAGTTTTGCGTATATCTTGGATTTCCATTAGCATCGTCTCCTAAAAATCCAGTCCAAAGTCTATTAAGAGACTCATCATACCAACATCTCCAAATTTGATTATAAACATTAGATTGGTAATTAGGATGAACTGCATTACCTCCCCAGCCAATTAAAAATTGGTTTTTACCATAACTACTTAATGCCGGTGTCCACCCTGCTTTTACCCAAAAATTAACTGTAAATGTATTACCATTTCCTAGCCTCATAGCTGTAGTAGGCTCTTGGGTACTTTTCATTATAATTCTATTACCAATACTAAATTGATTTGTTGATCCTCTTCTAAATACAGAACCTGGAGTTGCTGAACCTGAAGCCCCATAAAAATCAGTTAATCTAACTTTACTACCTGCTTCTATACCTATTAAAGGCCCTAAGTCATTTGATAAATCAACGCTGCTTTTCTCAACGCTAAACTCATCGCATATCTCGTCTATAGTTATTCTGCCTGATTCTGGTAATGGCATTATTTATCTTTTTTTAATTCTTCTACTTCTAATCTTAATTCTTTAATTGCCTCAATTAGTAAAGGCACAATCTTTTCGTATTTAACTGCTTTGTAACCTGTTTCTCTAGTTACAACAACTTCAGGTAATACTTTTTCTACTTCTTGTGCAATGACGCCTACGTCTCTCCCTTCAAACGAGTGTACATTTTTTTGAACGTCTTCATTTGCTTTTCTCCATATGAAGTTTACGCCGTTTATTGCATCTACTTTGTCTAAAGCGTTTTTAATATTTTTAGGATATTTTTTCAACCTCGCATCAGAAGTTGCGAAAGCTACAACATCATTAGCAGCATATATAGCTCCATTGGTCGTAGTTTCAGTTATACTACCGACGCTTAAAGCTCCAGAAGTAATGTCTGTATCACCTTCTACTTCTATGTTATTTAAAAACTTTACTGCCATTATTTAAATTTAATTTAAAAACTAGTATAAGGGCTGCGTTAACAGCCCTTTTAACTAGCATTGTTTATTATTATGAGTTCTCAGAAACTTCTTGACAAACTATTCTATAGTTGCTTAAAGTTTGTGATTTACCAAAGGTAACGATTATGTTAGTAGAGTTAACACTAATATCAGCATATACTAATTCTTCATTAGAACCTGATATATCGTACAACTGTACTATTAAATCAGCAGTACCTAAACCGTGAGCAAAAGTAATGCTTGTTCCAGTTCCTTCACCAGTGTTAGCATTATTTTGAAGAGCTATTCTAGTATCAACAGCTGAAGCAAAATTAGATACATTTGAAGATGTAATACTAATAGTTTGCTCTGTTAAAGCTGTTAAGATACCATGTGCATCTACAGTAGCAGTTACTGTTTGACTTGCAGAACCAAACTCACCAGCAGAAATACCTGATTGATCTTTAAGAGATACAGCACCTGAAGATACAACTAATCCACCAGCAGTTGGGAAACTAGCTAAACCAACAGCAGTTGCAGTCGCTAAATCTGTATCAGACTGAACAACAGCAAAGTCAGCTTCAACAGAAGCCCCTGCGTTTGCGTCAGCTTGAGCATAAACCTGATCACCAATTGTTAAAGGTGTAGCTGCATTACCAAAGAAGTTACCAGCAGTACTTACGATATATAAATCACCTATTTCAATAGCAACTCTTGAACCACCGCTTGTTAAGTTACCACCACCTGATATAGCACCAGTTGAAGCGTTGAATGATCCTTTAAATTGTAATCCACCAACTACAGCATTATCAACATATTGTTTAGTAGCTGCATCTGCATTAGCAGTTGGAGTACCTAATCCTGTAATTTTGTTAGTACCCATAGCAATATTGCCATCAGCAGTTCCAAAATCATTTATTGGAATATTACTAGATAATATTTTTCTAGTTGCTGTTCCATCAGCTACTGCAAAGTAATCAGCTGCAGAATCCCAAGTAGTTGTAGCTAATAAATCATTAACATCCATTGAGAAGTCTACTTCTTCGTTAACTCCGTCAACTGATGTGCTAATACCACCGTTAGCAGCACCTACTAAACCTACAGTTTCTCCATTACTTATAGTAAATGAATCTTCAGAGTCATCAGCAACGTTGAAAGAACTCATTGTACCATTATTGCTAGCTGCAATAGTTACTTGACCAGAACCATTGTTAGTAGTTGTAATACCAGTGCCAGCTGCTAAAGTTATAGTACCTGAGTTTGCTATAGTAGAGTTACTACCTGATGTAGCGGCTAATGTTAAACTATCAAAAGGTTTACTGTTTGTAACAGTTACTGTACCATCTGACTCTGCTGTAGTAATACCTGTACCACCTGCAATTGTAGCTGTACCACCACTTGCTATTGAACTAGATCCAGAATCACCTGCTAAATCAAAAGAATAATTTTCACTATCTGTCCATGGAACGTTAACAACTGCTTGTCCAGCAGAGTTTACTTGAATACCATATGTTCTACCAGCTGTAGTTGTTACTGAATTAGCTGCTACTGACTGAACAGTATCGGAAAATAATTCAATACCACCTATTACTGATGACGTTGCAGCTCTTAAAGCTATAGTAATATCTCTAGTAGACTGCGAAACGGTTATACCAGTTCCGGAATTAAAGTTAACCGTTTGGCTATCTGAAACTGAAACTGCTGTACCATCATCAACACTTAAGTCCCAGCTAGACATAGATCCAGCACTAGTTGAAAGCGTCAAGAAGCCACTACCAGTGTTATACCTCAAGGTATCATCACCAGTATTGTAATATATTCGTCCTTCAGGTTGCGTGCCGGATGGGTTAGAAGCTAATCTTTCTATTGCAAAGTCCTTAATCTGGCCACCTTCTAACGAAATATCACTTAAAAACTTAATTGCCATTTTTTTTAATTTTTAATTGTTATTTGTTTTTTGTTGTTTTATACATTTAAATATGCCTTCCCCGCAATTGCTGTGGAAAAGTTTATTCTCACTTGGTTATTAGAATTATAAGTTACTTCACCAAAAACAACTTCATCACTGCTATTAACAGTGGTTACAGCTGGATAGGTTCCTAAATTATGATCTATTATCCAAGATGATAATGCGCTCCCCACATTTGAAACAAACGTTTGGGAAGACACGTCTACAGTACCAGATCCGTTTTGCGCGGCGTTTAAAGTACCTAAGAAGTTTATAGTACTGACATTTGTGTCAACATCAGTTCCTGAGTCTTTTATTGTTAAAGCGGCAGATGTACCTGTTTTTTGTACAAAATTACTATCAGCGGTGCCGCCGTAAAACCAATACTCTAAAATATTATCTGTGCCAACTTTTATACCTACAGTTAATCCTTCATATCTTAGCGCTACAGTTATATCTGTTTTAGCAGCTGTAGTAGCTGCAGCTAAAGTATTACCTGTATACGGGCCATACTTTGCGTCTACTGGTTTAGGTGCACCGGTGATTATACCTGCAGATAACTGTATTCCTGATAATGCCATGTTATGAGTTTCTTAGTTGTATAGTTGGGTTTGAGTTCGTCAGAGCAGAGTTTGAAGTATGTATCTTATATGAAATATCTTCCCAATAATTATTTGGAGATGTTACATTAGATGTAGCTACAGCATTAAATACTACTGTTATATCACCATTATCTAGTGATGTTACAAAATATTTTGTTTTAGTCGTGTTTGTTGCAGGATAAGCAACAGCTAAATATTGAGAAGAAACATTGTATGGAATACTAAGTGTACCTGACGCAGATGCTACTACTGCTGTAGCTGTTCCGTTTTCTATTGCAGTAACCATACTTGCAGTTGTTATAGCGCTTGAGCTTTTTAAATAGTAATATGGATATAAACCTGTTATTGTTCTATTAGCACTAGAAAAATTAGTTGCTGCAGCTTGAGGAGCGTTAGTTGATCTAACTGCTGGAGTTCTCGTGTCAAAATTTCCTTTATTGTCTTTTAGTGCATCGCCTGCGCTATAATTAGCTGTTGAAGAATAAACAACTGTCGATGTGCTTCCACTAGCTGGAGCTGGTATTGTTAAATTACTATCTGTTACAGATTTGCTATAAGATTTATTTGGATTATTTTCATTTGCATATCCAAACTGAGCCGGTAAGTTAGTCGCACTGCTTTCTGTTGGTGCTCCTGATGCTAATGTAGTTTGAGAGCCTCCATTAACAGATTTTTTAATACTTATATCTGTATATGCACCAGCATCGTTTTTAGTACCTCCTGCGGTAAGTGCTGGACTAACTGTAGTACCTACTTCTCTTGTTCCTGTTACAGAAGAGCTAAATGTTCTAGTTGGTATTACGTACGTAGGATTTACTGTTGGGAATAACAATGCATCAAATAAAGAAACTATTGTGTCACCTTTTAAGTCAGCTACTGTTGTTCCAGCTGGTATACCACCTAAAGCGTTTTCAGTTTCTATAGAATTATCAAGTGAAGTATTGTAAACTGCATTTAAATCTACTTTTCCAGCTGTTCCTGAGTCATCAACTGCTGCAAATCCACTTACAAAATTAATATTAGTTACGTCTGTATCTACTGCTGTGCCACCTTGCGACACGGTAAGTGCAGAACCAGATCCTCCTGACGATGCTATAGTTATTTCATTAGCGCTATTTCTAGTTAATGTAATATTAGAACCTGCTGTTAGCTGAACTACTGAGTTATCTGAGCCAGAACCGGACGTTAAGTTTAAATCTACGTTATCACCGTCTTGTGTTGCGTTTAAATCATACGTGTCACCACCTGAATCATCTGCATATTCTAGCGCATTACCGGCAGAATTAACTTTTATTACTTGCCCAGCAGTACCAAAACCGGATAATCCTTTTAAACTTAAAGTAACATTGCCAGTAGCGCTGCTTGCTTCTACGGGTAGTGTAGCTATTATGCTGTCTACCACGTCTATTGTTTCTTTTATACCTGATAATGTAACGTTTTTGGTTTTTCTACCATCTTCAATGTCAGATATAAGTACTAAATCTTCTAAAGTGGGCGCTGTTTTTAACTTATACGTGTAAATTATAGCCATGCTTGTCTTTTAATTATGCGGATTACCGGATATTATAGTAATTTACAGGATTTTACTCGTTTTTACCTGTATTTATACCATTAATTTTTTGTTTTTTACTTGGTATAGTGACATTTGCCTGTTATTATACTACTTATAAGGCTATTGTCACACCTATTATTAGATATTTAGAAGTAAAGTGTTGCTACCCCACAATTATATTTTGTATTTGCAATGTAAAACGCGTTTTTGTTTTGCGGGTCCCGATCATTTTAGTTTATGATTTTGTATATATTGATCGTTTTGCAATTATATTGTGCAATAGTTTGATCATTTCAGTTTACTAACTATTTACAAACTAGTTACGACGATGCATAGATAATATATACGTAGCAACGAAGCTACAACTTAAACTTAGAAATTATGAAAAAATATTTAACTAACATCGAAGCTCACAATGAAGTGATAAATGGAAAATTTGTAAACAAAAACTTTAAAACTGCTGAAGAAATTGAGGCAATTGTTAAACAACATATGATGAATAACTTTAAAAAATAGTAAATTATTCTGTTATATACTTAGACAATTTACATTACACTCCTAAACTAATTTTAACTAATAAACTAATATACACCTTTTAAACTAACTAAAATGAAAACTTTAAACTATATTTCAATACTATTTTTAACTACAATATTAACATTAATCACTTACAATATTGTCACTTATGGAATTATAAATTATATTTCATTTAATGGAATTTAATACAAACTAATTACGAAGTAAAATAGATAATAATATAAACTAATTAAAACTTACAAATATGCAAAACTTAATTACTCAAATATTAAATCATAAAAACTTACTTCATAGCTCAACTACAATAACAACTGAGCACTTAAAAAATAACTATTTAAAAAATCATTTGCAAAATATTAATTGCGAAAAAAACTTAACTGAATTATTAACTATGCTTGACAACATAAAATAATTTACAAACTAAATACGAACTTAATTAGATAATAATATAAACTAACAAACTAAAAAATATAACTATGAAAAATAATAAATTAACAACAAAAAGATTTGTAATCAGAAAATCACTTTTAGGTACAAACACTGTAATCACTTTTACTAACAAGAAAAACATTACATTTACTTATGACCACGACGAAATATACTCACTATTTCAAGAAAAGTTTGAAAGTATGCCATGTTTTCAAGAGTACAAATCATACACTAATTCAAACACAGTGCCTAAATTCTGTAGAGAATTAGCTACAATCAAAGAGTAATCTTTGAATACATACTAAAGTCCAGTTAGTTCTACTCGTTTACTGGTAAATCAAATATGAACGAGTGCACCACATAGCATGAATGGTTAGACGCGAGGTTCGATTCCTCGCCGTGCTACAAACTAACTACGAAAGTCGTAGGATAATAATATAAACTAATTAAACTAACGCTTATGTATAATCCAAATAATCCTTCAAACTGGACTTGGTCAAGAGCATTTGACGAAGTAAACAGAACTATCAGAAAAGCTGAACTCGAACAGCAAATCATGAATCACTTAGATAACTATTCTGGCGATCCAAAGTGGGTCAATCTAACTAAGTCTCAACAAGACAATCACTATGAAATACTAAGTCAAATACTATGAAACAAACATTAACTATATTAGACTTTGGCAGTGGTGAAGTACATCAATACCATGATATAAACTATGAAAAATATGAAATGGAACTAGACGAGTTTATCTCTGTACAACTTGGATATAACTTAAATGAAGTAGAATATATGTTCCACAGTGATAAAACTATTTACAATTTAACTAACGAGATATGTACGAACTAGAAATAATACCTAAAAATACAAACGAAGAATCAACTTGGCTAACACATGAGTCAACAGAATTAACTCAAGAACTATTAGAATTTATAGAAAATGAGTTTGAAGATGATATAAGTGACTTTGACAAAGTTATATTTTATGAAGAAGGTTGTTACAACATACCAATAAAAGTAATACAATTATGATATTAATAGCATTTCCATGTGTAGCTGCAGCGATAGTCGTTGTAACTATATTACTCGATACAATACTTGATTTAATAGAAAATAAAAAATAAAATGAATAAACTAATATTAACAGTTGGTTTAGTAGGTAGTATGCTTACGCCCAACGAAATAAAGCAAGATGGTACTTTAGTACATATTAGCGAAGCTATAATAAATATACAAGACATGACTACTTGGTTACAAGAAGATGTAAATCATGGAATATTAAATGAAGATGTAGCTCAATATTATTATTATTGGCTAAAACAAACTGAGAAAAGACTAATAAAAGTGGACTCAATGTTAAGAGTTACAAAATAAATACGATCGCTAATGGATAATAATATTATGAAATATATAACCACTAATAACTTAACAGCAATAATCTATGAAGATGGTGACATCAAATTGCAAGTGTACAATAACTATCCATCTCCGTATGGCTGGGTTAAGCGCGATCTACTATCATCAGACATAGCTAAAAAACCTGAACACTTTACTTATAAT